CTCCCTTTTTCGAAATCTTCCATTACGCACCTGGCTTTGGCAAGGCTCTCCATGCTGCTTCAAATTTAGCAGCGTCTTTTGCCATTTCTGGAGAAAGTTCTAAATGCAACCACTGGCCGCCAAAACTTCCAGCATTATCATCCTTGGTAAAAATTTTTACCCCTGCAGCGTTTTCGCCTCTTGAGCACCTAAAGCCTCTTCCATAACCTTGAACTTTATCTTTAACATTTGTATCAAAAGCATAGTCATGAATTTCTTCAATACCTAGTTCTTTCGTATGAGCAAGGAACCAGTCCCACATCTCAACTCCCGTCTTACGATCTGGGTAGCCTAAGTCAACAGCAGCGCCAGTTGCATGAACAGACATCCACTTCTCCATACCCGGATCGCCAATCTTCTTACCTTCTGTATGAGAGTTTCTCATCAGCCTGGCAACATAGATTCCCATATTGGTCGCTTTCCATCTTTTGTTACATAACTCAGCTAATTTTTGTGTTCCAGGTTGTGCACCTTTTCCGTCAAAACTAGGATAGTACGAATACTTTCTTGGCATTATTTTGTCTTTCCAAATGCTGAATCATTAGGATTCAGATAACGCATAATGACAGGAAGGCCAGCAGCCCATAATGCATTTGCAGCCATTTTTACGTCACCAGTCGATGCGTATACAGCGACAGCAGCTCCCAATACGCTTCTTGCGTAGGATGCAGCCATTGCCTTTTGTGCTTCAGTAATTTTCATATATATCTCCTTTTGTGGATAACCACTATAAGTCAATTATACCTTAGATGTCTTTTTGAGGCTGACTTTTAGAACCATTAAAGATTTCATCAATTTCATTTGCGTCAAGTTTGCCATCATTAAGAAAGGCTTTTGCAAGACCTTCAACAACTTTTGCAACTCCACCAATTCCAGCCATAAGTACGGCTTGAGGGAGATTAACTCCAGCAATTGAACCAGCTCCAATCACTCCAAGTCCAGAAGCCCCAAATACGGCAAGAATTCTTAGTAAAATATTTTTTGTATTATTCATTTAGTCTTCATCCTTTTTGATTAAAACACCAAACATGTGAACAACAAATGCGGTTATTGTCAACCACAGTCCATAAGTTTGAGTTTTACCAGATAATGTAATTAAAACAATTACACCTCCAGATAATGTCCATGCCAAAGCATGGAGTTCTTTTAATATTTTTTTAAACATTATTTTCTCCTTGATCGGCTACTACCCCGATCTGTATTACCAGAACCACCGCCTCCGGATGGTCCACCAGCACCTCCACCCGATGGGGCAGAACTGCCTCCAGAGGGCATAGGAGCCGTTGTAATCATTGTTAAAGTAGTTGTTACAGCAATGAGTGCCCTTCTTGCTTTTACATCTATGCCAGAGCCTGTAGGGATATAATCATCAAGACCTTCTCCGAAGATGTCAATCTCCCCCTCGAAGGCTTCTTTAATTTCAGTTGGGGCATCGGTAAGTGTTTCAACAAGAGCAGCTTCTTCTGCTAGAGTAAGATTCTCAACAGCAATTTCTTGGAAGATTTCTGTAGCCTGATTTGCATCAATACTTTCCAAAACCTTTGCACTTGTAGCAAGGTCGGTTGCCTGATCTTCTGTAACACCAAGTTCCAAAACACTGTCAACGGCATTAGACACCTGCTCTTCAGAAACAGAGGCTGACTCCAAGATTCCAACAACCGCTTCAAATTGTTCATCTGATAATGGAGTATCCAATACAGAGTCAATAACTGATGCAAATTTCTCATCCGAGATTGGCTCATCGAAAATAGAATCAAGAGCAGCAGAAAATTGCTCTTCAGATAACGGCTCAGAAAAGACTGCATCAACAGCAGCTTCAAACTGGTCTGCGCTTAATTTAGATGTATCGTCAAAGACCGCTTCAACTGCAGCAGAGAAGTTTTCATCAGACAATGGCTCGGAGAACACAGAGTCAATAACTGTAGAGAATTGAGAATCGGTTAAATCTTGGTCAAGAAGTGAGTTAACCACTGCTGTAAGTTCCTCTGGGTTCCCAGCATCTGCCACTAAGTCGTCAACGGCATTTGCAAGGTTTGCATTTGATATAGGAGAATCGAAGATATCCGCAACCGCAGTGTCCACAGTCTCTTGAATTTCCCGAGGCACCTCAATTGTTGGTGTTGGGTCTTCAGGTATTTCAACAGGTGTCGTATCAATCACTGGAGTTTCAACTGGCTCAAATATTGTTTCAATTATTGTTGGAGGTGCCTCTGTAGTTGTAGTGACAGTTTCTATCACAGGCTCAGTCGTGGTCGTTGTTATTTCTGGCGTTGAAACTGGAGTCATATCTAGCTCAGGAATTGAAACAGTGGTGTTTTCTGTTGGAAGTGTCTCAACAGGAGGAGGAACAACTTCCTCAATAGTCGTTGTAGTCGGTTCAGGCTCAGGTGCTATAGTTGTTGTAGAAGTTGTAGTGGAGGTTGTAGTTGAAGATGTTGTTGTTGTGGTCGGCACCACTGTCGTTGTGGTTGTGGTTGTTGTGGTGGTCGTTGTAGAAGTTGTCGTGGTTGGCTCTACTGTAGTGGAAGTCGTTGTGGTTGATTCTACTGTCGTAGAGGTGGTAGAGGTGGTTTGGGTAGAACCAACGCCATTAAAACCCAGTTCGTACTGCAAGTTCCAATTCCCATTTGTATGCCAAGCATTAGGATCACCGCAGCAAATTCCAGCCCTTAGTCGGTAACGACCAGCAGGTACTTCCATTGAGATATACGATTGCAGCCCAATAGAATCGTCGATGCTGTAAAGCAAAGTGCCTGCTTCGTTGTATAGCCATAACATCGGATCTGAGTTATACCCAGTAATCATATAAGTTTGCGCTATAAACTGCGTTGTCTCGCTGTAGTCAAACCAAACATCTGTTGGTTCTGTGATTATTAAGTTTTGGGCTTTAGCGGGGGATGCAAAAAGAGAAATAATGAGTAAAGGTATTAATACCCAAGAACCTTTTTTAAATTTTAATTGTCTCACCTAACAATAATACTAGATTACGAGTTAAGCAGAATACTCAACACCACTAATCGTAAAAGTACATTTGCTGTTAGCGTTTACTATATAAATTTTTTGAGCAGCATCAAGAACAATTCCTGCATCATAAGAAATAGTTTCATTAGCATTAACAGTGAATGTCTTTAAAATAGCATTATTGTTACCCGGAGTGCCAGCAGACCCTAGTAAGTGAATATCACATGTAGCAGCGGTTCCTGTAACATTGCAGATGTTAATATTTCTTACTATTGAATAACTTCCTGCAGTATTAGAGACTGTATAGACATTTGAAGCGGTGTCATTTCCGATATATAAATTTTTTGGTAATAAGTTAGCCATTAGACCCCCATCCAGTAAAGGATTTGACCGTCAAAGACGGTTGTGTTCATTGATTGAACAGCGTTTGCGTCAAGTACATGATCAACAATTGAGCCAGCAGCATGCGCAACAGCAGTTGTTCCATCATAACCTCTTCCTTCAACAGTAAAAGTATTTATACTTCTTGCAGATATAAGAATTTTTTCTTCAAAAAGAGTCGCTCTGTCAATAACAACAACAAATTTATTCAATGCACCAGTTGGGAAACTAGAGCCATCTGCTACATCAAAAGAGGTTGATGAATTTGAAATATTGGCAGTTAGAGCCTGTGCAATTACAGCGCCAGAAATTTCTCTTCTTTCAATTGGCATATAAACTCCTATTAGTCGATAGTGATGTCTAAGTCACCAGCTGCAACTCTTAATGTGTCACCAGCGTCAAGAACCTTATTTGCAGTCAATGTTCCATGAACAAGAAGGTTTCCACCAGTAGAGTTGTCAAGAATACCAACAGCAACGACAGTGCATGCAGGCATTCCAGTAAAGTCAAGGTTACTTGTATTGGAAGAAGCACCACCGACTGAGGCATCAAACACGCCTGCAAGCCTTGCATAACTTCCACCTGTAACTTCGGTTCCCGCAGATGCATCTGCTGGGGCAACTGTATACAAAGCAACATATGTTGTTGGCTTTGTATAAGCTGTTGTTCCTAGAACATGGTCAAGAACCTTGTTTTCGGCATAATTTGAAAGGCTACCAGCCATAATTAATCCTCCTTGGAATTAAGATAATCTTCAAGTTCAACCGTATTCGGAAGTCTAAAATTATCAAGAGTTAAAAGAAAGTTAGCAGCATCTTCTGAAACTTCTTGGATGTAATTCTCTCTTGTAAATTGAATATCACCAGATGAGTAAGAGTACCCAGTTTCAAAAATAATAATAATTTTGCCAGATTCGACACTCTCTGTCTTCTTCTCTACTTTAATTTTTGCTGCAGCCTTTTTGACTGGAGCCTTTTTGACAGCATTCGTTTCTGTTTTTGCAGAAGTTACATCTGTGCTTTTAATAACATTATCACTCATAGTTAATAGATTACCATATCCTTATATAAAATGCGAGATGGAGGGATATTTCACCCTCCACCTTGCATAATTTTTTAAATTAAATATTAAAGGCTGCGAAGCTTAATATTCTTACCGATTACATATGAATCAGCGTTTTCGATGTTTGAACCGACTCTCATAAACTGAGTGTACTCAATGGTGTCCGTCTTTGGCTTGAACTGACGATAAACAGTAATGTCACGGTAGATACCGATGATTCTATTGTTAGGGAAAGTCAATTCAATATGACCGTGTGAACCGGCTGTACCTGAGTAGTCACCAGCGAGGGTTTCTGGCATCAAAGGAATTTCAACCAACGGAATACCGTATGGTGAAAGACCAGTTGAACCAGCGCCACCGTTTCCACGCATTGAACCCTGCAAGTAAGCAGCGTCACCAGTTGTTGAACCTGGAGATGCAGCACCTGCGGTTGCAGCAGTTGCGGAGTTTGGATTGCTCAAGCTATAGATTGTATCCTGTACCATTCCAGAACCAGAAAAGAAAGCCAGCTCATTTCTGCGCTGGAGATACTTAGTTGGCAATGAACGAAGGATACGATCATAAGTAGCTCTTGAAACCTGATTACCAGCCTCATCAACTACACGACCGTTTGCCTTAGCAAGCTTTACGAAACCATCAAGGGCCTTAATAAGACCATTGTTAGAAGATGTATTACCATTGATGAACAAGTCGTCAAGGTCGTTAGCTGTCTGACGAGCCATAACCTGAGCGATGTGATCTTCAAGTGAAGCACCTTCAATGTTGTCCTCAAGTGATTCAGTCGAAACTGCCCAATCAAGACGCAACTTCACGGTGCTGATTGACACCTTTGTGAATGAGACAGCGGCGTTTGCGCCGTCATCTGTTGCCTCGGTTGCCTTTGAAAGCAAGCGAGTGCCAATGGAAACCTTATCGATTTCCATTTGTGGTGTGCGCATGCGAACGACTCTTGCGTTCTGCATGAGGACAGACTGATCAATAACAAAGTCAAGGAAACGATTTGACTGGGCTGGCTTTAACAGACCGCCTGAATCGTTGCCAACCACTCCGGTTGTTACTTCGTCAGCTTTTGATAGAATTTCTTCTTGTGATGCCATGTTGTATTCTCCTTTTATGACTCGTACCCAAGGGCGTTAATTACGCTCTGTGGTAAATATATATTGTTCCAGATAGACTTTGGAGCAGACTTGGCAATAGCCTCTTCTTCTTCATCATCTTCTGGGTCAACACTTTTTTTGATAGCACCAGCGTCAGCAAACTTGCTAACTTGCTCTTCTGTTTCAGAGAGAGCCTTTTCTGCGGCTTCTAGTTTTTCTTGAAGCTCAGCAGTGCTGGCTTCAAATCCCTTTGTAATATTGTCGATTTTATCGTTCAGCGATACTTCAATTTCTTCCTTGATGGAAGTAGCGAAGTTAGCCAACTTGTCGTCAACAACAGAACTCAGAGCATCTTTAAGGACTTCAATATCCATATGTTCCTCCTGTGTGTTTTGATTAACTTCAACTATATCTATTGTTGAAGTATTTTCTTGAACATCTGGAACAAGCCAATTAACCATTCTCTTAAGAAGAGAGAGTCTATTTATTTCTTGTTCATTCATGTCTAAGACCATATCACAGTTTACATCATTTTGCAATAAGTTATCCTGTGTTTCGATTAATTCTGTATCATCTACAGATTTATTTGTCATCATTTCATCTTTTTCCTTTTTCTTTTTCTGGGGTTGTGTTGGGGTTTTAAAACTTCCTTGTGTTGGATTTTTAATTCCCGAACCCATATTCTCAGATGTGACTTCCCCTTCCTTCTTCATACTTTTTTCTTTAGTATTCTGATAGCGTTCAAGAAGTCTACGACCTTTTGCAGCAAGTTCTGCTGCATCCTGTGCGTTCTGCGGTACTGGCTCTCCCCAAGCTGCGGCTGAAAGCGCAAGCCTTGTTGGTCTACCTTTTGGATCTTTCATTGGGCCAGATGGGTTTGTAAAGAAGCGAGTCAGGAATGAACCTTTTCTGCGCATTTTATCTGGCGTATCTGCTGCACCTCGTACTCCGGGCTTAAGATTTGCTCCCTCAGTTTCTTTGAAGTGTCTACGACCTGCAGCAGTAAGACCACCTTTGGGGTCTTTAAGGGGTTGTTTTGCTTTTTCGAAATCAATGTCTTCAATAACATCCAAAATGTAATCAAGATTTCCATCAACATCCATTTTGATAATGTCAACAATTGCCAAAGCATTAGCGGGATTATCAACAAGGCTTAGTTCACCAAGCATGTATTTTTTAATAACATTAACTGGTTTTCCACGGAACATCTTTTCAGCGGATTCAACTTTTTCCATAATCTTTCCACCAATTGAGAAAGCCTTCAAAGTTCCATCAAGTACTTTTTCCCAAGTATCTTGAGCGCCTCTTGAGATGTATGCGTGCACTTTGATTGCGTTATATGTAGTTCCGTCTTCTGCGGTAATTTCAATAGGCTCAAACCCCACCGACTTACCTACAGCAATCGGTGCATGCATCTCACGGATGTTGCCACCCCAGTTTTTAAATGCTTCTAATGAAGCACTGAATTCAACAATATCACCGGATTTATCAATGTTGTCAGCAGTAGCAATACCGCTAACAATTCTTTCTTCTCTCTTAATCATATCAATTGGGAAAGATAAATTAAAGTTTTCCATGATTACCTCGTAATTTTAAATTATACACCATTATTTGTATAATTAGCCAACTGCGTAAGCTGAAAAGCTAACACCGGCTGTAATGATTTTAATTTTTGTATAGTCGCCCGGGATTTTGTGATACACATGACTGCCATCATCTGGTGCATGAGGGATAAGAACTTGGTGTCTTCCGTTCAATTCAATAATCGCACTTGTTGTGTTGCTTTTATTCCATACAAAC